CCGGGTCGGGGATCTCGGCCCGGCGGGCATCTGGGAATGGACGGGAGGTTTCGATGGCAGCCGTCGCGCAGGGGATCAAGGCGCTGTTCTCAGCACCGAAACAGGGCGGCCTTCAGACCAAGGCGCTCGCCCTCCAGGAGCAACAGCTTGTCGAGGGACGCGCGTCTCGGGCGCGCCAGGAGGAAATTTCCCGCGGCGCCCGCGAACAGCAGGAAATCCAGCTCGCGCGCCAGCGCCAGGAGCTCCAGCGTGAAGACGCGACATCGAGCTCCGCGCTGAGAACCGTTCGCCGCCCGCCGCCGGGCCGGCGCCTGCTCTTGGCCGCGACCGGGGAAGCGGGCCTGAGGTCGACGCTCGGCTGACATGGCGAGCGAGGCAACCAGCGCCACGCCCGACCGCCCGGCCAGCGAAGCCGAGTGGTTCAAGCGGCACCGCAAGCGCGTCGAGCGCGCATGGCGCGACCGCGAGCCATGGGACAAGCTCTATGCCGACGCCTACGAGTTCGCGATCCCGTACCGCCGTCCGGCCTCGAGGCGCGGCAAGGGCGTCGCCAATGTCGAGCGGGTGTTCGACAACACCGCGATCGTCTCGGCGTTCCGGTCGGCCGGAAAGCTCCACAACGATCTGTTCCCGCCGGGCCAGAAATCCTTCGACCTCGTGCCCGGCCCGCTCGCCAAGCTCGCGATCGGCGGCGACAAGGGCGAGGAGCAGCAGCTCAGGCGCGAGTACGACCGGGTCGGCACCGTGGTCTCGGCTTTCATGGAGGTCCCGGAGTTCGACCAGGCGACGACGGACATGTGCGTCGACCTCCTGGTCGGCAACGGCGCCCTCCTGCCGATCGCCGGCGACAAGCGCCGGCCAATCCGGTTCGCGGCGCTCCCGTTCGACGAGGTCGCGGTCGAGTGCGACGCCTATGGCGCGCCGGTCCTCGTCTCGTGGAAGACCAAGCTCACGCGGCGGCAGATCAGGGGCGCTTTCCCCAAGGGGGACTACCCCTCCGAATTCGTCGATCAGGAACAGGACCACGCCGACGACGAGATCGTGATCCATCAGGATTTCGTCGACGAGGACCCGGGCTGGAAACTCGTGGTGTGGATCGAAGAGTCCGAGGAGGCGCCGATCGTCACCGAAACCTACCGCACCCAGCCGGTGGCGGTGCCCCGCTACTACCGCGTGCCGGGCGAGGCTTACGGGCGCGGGCCGGTGCTGCTGGCGCTGCCGACCGTCAAGACCCTGAACAAGGCGGTCGAGATCATGCTCAAGGCCGCCGCGATCTCGATGCTCGGGATCTGGGCCTATCGGCCCGGCGGCGCCTTCAATCCCGACACCGCGCGGATCGCGCCGGCGCAGTTCTGGCCGATGTCGTCGACCGGCGGAGCGTTCGGCGCCGATGTCGCGCGGCTCGATACATCGGGCCGCACCGACGTGTCGCAGCTGATCACCAGCGATCTGAGGCAACAGGTCCAGGCGGCGCTCCACGACGAGCCACCGCCGCCGGTGGGCGCGACGCCGCGCTCGGCGACCGAGATCATGGAGACGATCAAGCGCACCGCGGTCAACTATGTCGGCGCGTTCGGCCGGATGGTGAACGAAATCCATCCGGTGATCGTCCGCCGGGTGATCGAGATTCTCCACGACGAAAAGCTCCTCGACGTCGATCTCGATATCGACAACTTGCTCACCAGGGTCGAGGTGCGCTCGCCGATCGCCGCCGCGCTCAAGAGCCAGGCGCTCAACGTCATCGTCGAGTTCATCGAACTCGTCGCCGCGGTGCGCGGCCAGGAGGCGATCGACCTCATCGTCAGGGTCGACGACGCGCTCAGGCACATCGCCGCCGAGCGCGGCGTGCCGCCCGAGTTCGTGACCACGGCCGATGAACAAAAAGAGCTCGAGGCCAAGATCCAGCGCGCGGTGGCGCAGCTCGCGAGCGCGCAGGCCCAGCCGCAACAGGGGACCGCCTGATGCCGCCGGTGGGTCCGGCCGGGTTCGACGGCCGCGCGGCGATGCCGTTCGAGACGCTGTCCAGGAACCTCGCCGAGATCGGCACGGTCGAGGACTTCCTCAAGGGCCTGTTTCCCGAGGCCGGCGGGGCGGAGGCCGACCGCGCGCTCGAGGAGCTGAGGGAGATCGCCGGCACGTTCGCCCGGCTCTGGCTGAGCGCCGACGGCAAGGCCGCGTTCGAGCATTTGTGCGACGTGACGCTCAGGCGGCCCGCCTTCGTCGTCTCGTGGGAGATCGACCCGATGCGCACCGCGATGATGGGCGCGCAGAGGGAAGGGATGAACCTCGTGATGGCGCACATCATGCGTCTCGTCGCCATAGGCCTCGATCAGGCCCCGCCCGAAAGAGAAGGAGAAAAACTATGAGTATCCGCGATCTTATGAGCTTGCTGCCGCTCATGGCGCCCGAGGGCGAGGGCGGTGGCGGAGCTCCCGGCGATGCCGGCGCCGGGGGCGATGGTGGAAACGGCAAGGGCGGCGAAGGCGGCGGCCAGCCGGGCGGCGACGGGCCGGGTTCGCTCGCCGACGCCGCCGCCAGGGCAACCTTTGAGGCCGATGCCGCGGCGGCCGCGGCGGCCGCGGCCAACACCAGCTACCGGCCGGCCGGACTGCCCGATCACCTGCTCGGAGCCAGCGAGCGCGAGACGATCGACAATCTCTACAAGGCGTTCGACGGCTTCCGCGACCAGGCGTCGCGGATTGGCGCGGTGCCGGAGAAGCCTTCCAGCTACGCCTTCGAGGCGAGCGACAAGCTCCAGCCCTACATGGAGGCGCTCGAGGGCGACAAGATGATGGAGGGCGCGCGGGCGATCTTCCACGCGGCCGGGGTCACCGACAAGCAGTACGCGGCGGTGATGCCCAAAATGCTCGAGCTGATGATCGATGAGGTCGCGGTCGAGGCCCCGGTCGATTTCAACAAGATGATCGACGAGCTGGTCCCGCACGACGCCCGGGGGCTGGCCCCGGACGAACAGAATCGGGCGGTGAGCCGGCGGATCACCGAGGCGCTGGCCTATCTCGACGGCATCAAGTCCCAGCACGGCTTCGATGCCGATCCCGAGCTCTCGGACAAGATCGCCGATTTTCTGGTGATGCAGCTCGGCAACGATCCGCGCGGCATCCGCGCGATCGAGCAGTTCCAGCGGATGTCCGGCAGGACGGCGCCGGCGATGAACGGCGGCACGCCGGCGGGAGCGCTCTCGGACGGCGAGCTCGAGCGGCGGATCACCGATCCGAGATACGATCCGAGAAGCCTCAAATTCGACCGCGGGTTCCAGGAAGAGACCGATCGGCTGTGGCGCCAGCGCCATGGCGTTTAACGCCCGCCCGCGGCGGACATTCTAGAGCCGGACCCAAAAGGCGATAGCCATGCCGAAGGACAGATATCACACCGGCGAGGCGGCGATGGTGGCGGCGGCGCCGTCGCTGACGCCGATCACGATCCTCAAGGGCGCGACCGACCTCAGATCCGATACCACCGATCTTGCCGAGCACGCCAAGTCGCTCCGGGTGTTCGTGCCTGACGCCGTCACCGGGGGCGTCGGGACGGTGAAGCTGACGCCGATCGGGCGAGACGCCGGAGAGGACGATATCACGCTGACGTTTCCGCCCGGCCTGTGGACCGAGCCGGTGACGGCGCGGCGGGTGTGGGCGACCGGCACATCGAGCGATATCGAGATTCACGGCTACTGAGGAGACCAACATGGCCGACGGCGTGTTCAACATTGCCAAGGGCGCGTTCGCCGAGATGTTCCGCGACGCGGCCGCCAACGGGATCGTGCTGCTCCTGACCGCCAACGAGGCCGAGGCGGCGCTCGTCGATCACGACGAGCTCGCCGCGCTGCTCGGCGCGGCCGGCAACACCGAGGCGGTGGATGCCTCCTATGCGCGCAAGACGGGCATCACCGGGACCGTCACGGTCGACGACACCAACGATCGGGTCGATGTCGACATTCCCGACCAGCCATGGACGGCGCTCGCGGGCGCGGTGATCACAAAGGCGATCGTCGCCTACGAGAACGCGGCGGCCGAGACGACCCGCGTCCCGCTCACCCATCACGACTTCGCGATCACGCCGGACGGCTCGGACGTGACGCTCCAGATCAACGCCGCCGGCTTCGCCCGCGCGGCCTGAACGAAAGGAGCCGCCATGGCCCGAGTGATCCAGCTCCCGAAGTGGGCGGCGATCGACCCCAACAACCCGCGCCGGGTGATCGTCGATTCGGCGGCCGCCTATCCCGCGTGGCTCGAGGAGCTCGGCGTCGGCGAGGCCAGGCTCGACAAATACTGGCTCGAGGTCGCCTATCAGGCGATCAAGCTCGACATCCAGGCGGCGATGGGGCCGGGCGGGCTGGAAATCAAGATGACAAGGGCGGCCAAGTTCGCCCAGAAGACCTACCGGCCCGGCCGCGGCACCGCGCGCGCCTCGCAGGGCAAGGAGGCGCGCGGCCACTACGCCCGGATCAGGGGCTTCCTGCCGGCGTGAGCCGGCCGATCCATGGCGCTGGTCAGACAGGTCATCCACGCGCATGGGACGCGGACACTATCCGTCACCTATGATGATGTGACGCTCGAAATCGTGAGCGCCGAC